GTTGATTCAGTTTGCCATAGTTTGAGAGTAGAGAAACGGCACAATTTTCTACCCACTCGGGTGCACTCGGGCCTAAGCCCTGGGTCAACGCTAGACGCGGTCATCTCGACCTCGCGCTTGGTCAAAATCGATCGTCTAGAGAAATATAGATTTGGCTTGTTACGACATACTATAATAGCCGTGTCACACACGCAGTGTCTGTTTTTCCATCTACTCAAGATAGGGGCCAGCATTATGATGGTAGTCGGTTCCCGTGAACTACCAAAAGATAAGAGATTACAGTCCCAAACCGGGGACGGGGCGTCATTCAAACGCCCCCGTGGCGACCTTCAAAGGTCCCACGTGGCGAACGTGGTGTCAACGTACCTAGCCATGTATTCTTCCCACGTTTTACCCGCAAAGACCACACCGGCTCTACGGCATGCGTCTCTCAGGCGCGGCACCTCCACCGCAAACTTCTCCCGCCCATGGAGAAACCACTCGGCACACGCATTGTCACTTACTGCGCTAGCCCACACACCCTCAGTGATGGTAGACTTTGTGTCGAACCAGCAGAGCATCTTGTAAATGGAGGCCTCCTCCAGGGGGGCCCTATACCCATCGAACTCCTCGTCATACACGATGCCTCGCTTTAGGAAACTCAGATCCGCTCTAGAACACTCGGCCATGTCGCCTTTCGCCGCGGAGGTCGCTTCCATCCCCCAATCGGCCATACTATTCACAAAAGTCAAGACCGTAAGCCGGGCATCACGTCTACATTTCGCCAGACCATCATCTCCATAGGTCATCAACTTAACCCATTTCTGAAAGTCGCCAGGTTTCGCCTCCTGCACGCACTTAAAGAACCAGTATCGGAAGAGGATACGCTGTCCAAGACTATTCACCTCCACCGTAAATGGATCACCCGAGTGGTTCCAGTCCCAGATGTGGAAACAATCCAAATGAATGAAAATGAACACGTTCAGGAGCATTCCAAAGAGGCATTCACATACGCGTCTCTGGCCAGGGGTATAGTCTGTAAACCCTACAAACCACATCATGTGATCGTACACACACGACTTTAACAAAGCACAAAACGACTTATCGTACTTTTTGAAGTCGATGTTCAGGTACCAATACACATATCCTTCATCGCGGTCAAGCATTTCTCCAAGTGCGGTCCACGCTTTTCCCGCAGCGTTCTGCCCGATCATAGTCTCGGAGTCGAAGGGGAACTGCCTCCACAATGCGAAAATGGCGGAGAGAAACATCCTGCAGACAAACAGGAAAGCAACCGGGAAAATCGTAAAAGCGCGGGTAAGCCAAATCTTAGACAACGCCCTAACCTCTACTTTAAAGCACGAGACTACAGGCAACTCGTAAGGAGCTGGTTTCTCTACCAACTTTACAATCTCAGCCCACAGCTTGGGGTCTACCTCCACCGGTCCTTCCTCTGGCTTCTTGATGAAGACACTCTTCAGCTTGCCCGACCTGCCGAAGCCGGCGCTAGTATCAAGTCGCATCCCATTCATCAAACCCGGAACTCCACGCACTGTCTGCTCCGTTGACAGTGGGGTCATCCCGGGCATTAGATCTACAACTTTCGCGTCCGACATGCGTAGGTCCTCAAGCGCCTTCGTCAGCGCTACACTGCAAACACGGATATCCTTAGCCGTTGCCAGCCCCAGAGTCGCATAGGGTCCCCGCCAAACCCCTGGCTCCACCTCCTCATCCTGTAACTTGGCTGGCTGGTAGAACTGCGAACCCCCCTCAGGGAAGTGTTCACTCAGCACGCTCTCCCTCAAGCTATTCGTCGGACGATTATTCCTACCTGGCAAGGTGCCAACGCCAATAGCAGATATCGGGAGATAGCTTGTAGTCCCACGGTCTTTCATCTCATTCAGGATAAAGGGATCGCCCACCGCCCACCCCCCCTCGGTACAAGGGAGATCCGTAGGGATAGGCAGTGCCGAAGAGAAAGGCCACCAGCTTTGGGCTTCCAGGGGTTGTGCCACGGTCTCGCTCGAGGGGGCCGCAGGCACCGTCATGTTTGCCAAGAACTCAGCGGAAATGTATTGTCCCAACCCTACACGCCTATCTTGAGGAAGACCGGCATGGTGAATGCCAATCGGAAAGAAACACCCGTTGCCGCTCTTGCCAATCACAAACGCGCCGCAGAGACCCACGAAAGTATCAAAAGGAAGATTATATTCAAAACCTTCGGTGATAGTCTCTCCGTTAAAGGGGTAGTTCGTGACACGGCGCGTAATCGTGATGGTATGCATGATACCATTAACCAACATGAACGCCTCGCCGACCACTACTCTCAACGCTTCCATGGGTAAAAAGTGACTGGTGATATCACGCTTCTGGCCTTCCCCTATCTCAATTACTGCTACATCATATCCTGGGGGAAAGTACGCACTATTCGAGACGCTGCTGTGGGTAAACCTGACTCGCTGTCCTTTATCCACGTCACCTGAGTTGACAAGAGGCCAGAAGTTCATGCACTCGACGTAGCCATGCCGGGTCACAATCGCGAGATTTCCCGTAAGAACCGCAAACTGACGAAAATCCGGTTCACCCATACGGCCTACGGAAACACGGGCCGTTGCGCCAATGGCGAGAGGAAGTACATCCTCAAATCTGCCACTAGGCTTCTTCCCAGTATAGTACGTCTTTACGACCGCCTTTCGCATTGTCGGGTCCATCTTGGGTAGCACTTTGTTATCTCCGCTGGGAAAGTTGCTTGCCTGCATCACCTTCGCACCCTCCTCCTTCGTCTGGGTGTAGGCATAATAGCCGGCAAAGGCCGTACACGCAGCGCCAACGAGAGCTAAAGTAACGGTCGTCTTCGTCAAAACGCGCTCTCGAATACGCACATGAAGACAACCTCTCACGAACTGCATTGCGCGAGAAGCCTTAGGGGCAAACTTCTCCCCAGACTCAAAGATCTGTTTTCTGCGATCCATAATCTCAACCCGCGATAGGCTGACTGCTTCGTGCCATAGCTCCGGTATCACCTCCCTCCCTACAACATAGAACAGTGTCTTTGCCTTTATCATAGTACTTGTGTTGCGAAGAAGAAGCACACAGTAAACCACCATCGCCACGGTAAGAACAACATACCGGAGAAAATCTGGAGCATAAAGCACTGCGATTGCCGTAGCTGCCAGAGCTGCGTATTGATTCGCAGCTGGGCTCGCGGACTGCGGCACAAGATCGCGGCGGAAGCGTTCGAATAAATTGAGGGGTAAGTGGGCGACGGTATCCTGATAGATACGAACGGGCGTCCCTATACCGCGAATTGTCCAGATCAACTCGTATCTACGGTGGTGTTCGTTCCATTCGCCTTCCATGGCTGCAAGGTCGCTAATCCTAGCGGCTCGAGGCGTCTCGACTGTGCCGTCAATCGTCATCACTACGAGCTGGTCGTACACAATAGGTTCCATTTCCGGGAGGTCTTTGAACTTACAGTCCCCACCGCACTGCGCACCATAATGGCTCCCGATATTCAATCCCGAGCTAGTACAAATGTCCTTGTCCAGTCTTCTCTTAAGCATAGCATCTTTGAAGGCACGTTGCTTTAGACACAGCCTAGTACAAAGACGAAGGAAAACAAGACGATCGCAAGTCTCGAAAATTCCCTCAACCATCCGAGGAGTCTTCTTTGGCACAATCTGTCCTGGAACATGGGTAAAGGTGTAAAAACGGAACATTACGTCCATACGGCCGGGAGGGTGCTCTGCCGTATACACCTTGCCAGGAATAACAGGGTGAGCTATCACACCGACAGTAACTCTACGGTAAACAGACTCCGGGTTGAACATCGTGACTCCTTTGAACACTTCATCTTCGTGGTTCGACGCCATAAAGAGAAATCGGTTCTGGAGCTGAGCTGCCTTGGACTTGCCCTCGAGGGACGCCATTGGGATAGGGACGATCTCGCTCGTTGCGTTGGCATGGAAAAACCCGAGCTCGATTATCGCCGCGGCCGGATCTGAGGTACATTGTTGGAAATCGTCCAGGACAACTGTCATTACTGTACCCGGTTCGGGTAGAGCGTCAAAGTGCTTCGCTCCCAAAAACCGGTAGATGTACGTACAGTCAGCGGGAATGGCCCCGTCAGGTAGTAAACCACAACCAGACAAGACTAGAGCATTAAGCTCATGTAATATAAAGGACTTGCCAACACCTGCAGGTCCCAGTATAAACAGGACAACTGGCTCGTGACCCAACTGATTGCTAAACATTCGTCGGCGTAGCTCCTCTATGGTGTTGCGTACTGCGATGTGCCGCATAGTCAGCTCAGGCTTACCGGCTGAAAGCGTCTTGAGTGCTTCTGACATACCTTCAAGTGTCGCCAACCTTTCAGCACGAAGTTTCAGAAAATCCTTCTCGGCTGCGGAGGGGAGGGACGCCTTGAGCAAAGCATCAACCTCACTCTCCGTCTGCGCAAAGCTGCTGCAAAAGACACTGCTCTTCTTGCCCGTCAAGAAACAAACAACAGCATCTCTAGCCATATGCAGAAGAGAATAGAGATTCACTAAGAACTCACCAATTGTAGGAAAGACTTTAACCGCAAAAGACGACATCCCGAGCTTCTCCTCCAGGAATGTCCCAAGAACTACGCTCTGAATCACCTTCATAAACGTCTTGTAGATAGGAGATTCAAAGAATTCGGGGCCAGCTTGAGGCTCGGCCTCGGTACCCATCTTGTTCTTAAGCCACCGCGCAAACTGCTTACTTGACTCACCATGTAAAAGTTCTTCGGTCATCAGGTCCTGCTGCTCGATGCCCTGTTCCAATATCTCTCGGCTGAACCCTGCCACCCAAACCGGCCAACTACACTCCTGGTGCGCAAAGGTCAAAACGCGGATGAACATAGTGCCCGCCTTACCGTGATTCTTTAACATCTCAGTAATACCTGGGCCAGTCACGTTGACAAGGTCGTGAACAGTCATAGTACCGGCCTGAGGCTCCAAAGGGACACAAGAAAGCTGGAGATTCAAAGCTTCATCCAAGTAACAACACTTTCGAGTCTGCATGTACCTGATACACAGCAAGTAATGTTTTCGAACGTCGTCGCTTGCCCAGCCAGCCGAACGACTCATCAGGTCCCGAAGACCTTGGTAGCGAGCCATTTCCCACTCCGCAAAGGTAAAAAGCGGGGGAAACTTACTACATTTCATTCGTTCTAGCCCATCCTTGTAAAACAACAAGTTACCTGCCACGATGTAATGAGCTACGCTACGTTTGTGGGCCTGAGCCTCCAACTGAAGAGGCTCCTTCTGATCCATCTCCACGCACCGGAGAAACAGGAGGGAAACCGCTGCAAAAGCAATTGAAATGCTCGCAATGGCAATCATAGCCATGCTACCTTGCATCTCGCTCATCAGCTGAAGGTATTCCTGGTTTGCAAAGGGGAACAGAATGTTGCCAGCAAAGAGGAACATGCCACCTTCGAAAGTGTAAAGGACAAAAGCCACACACATCGAGTTGTGCATCATGTGTGCTCTTTCACCCCACTTCTCCGGCATGGCCGACCAAGCCATGTGCAGCACAACCAACAAACTGCGCACAGGAACAACGCTCCAACCGAATATTTCAATGTACAGCGCCATCTCTCCTAGAGCGAAAGCAAAGACCCCTAGGGCACCAAAATGGTGTCCGAGAACTCGCTTCATACGCTCTTCGCTGACAGCTGGAAGAAAACCGATCACAAGGAAAAGACCGACAGGGAATCCAAAAAGCAAACTCGCCGTCTCAAAAAAGATGAGCATCCCTACAACCATGTAGGAAACTTGATCGTTCAGGATCTTGTGCGTGGCAAAACCGATCAAGACCCAGCAAACCCAGAAGTAGAGAAGAGGGCTGTAGGCCATCAGCAAAACAGCGATTAGCAAAATCAGGGGCTGTAGGTTTCGAAAAAGGATGATGGAATTCGCAATGGAGAACAGAACGAGATCATGGAAAGGGATCTCGCCACGTCGCCACATGGCAAACGTACGGGGGTAAATCGAGAGGTTAAGGCGGAAGCAAGCCATATAGTCGGCTCGATTACTGTAGATCTTTGGAGTGGCAAACATATCTACGCGGTTATCGTACTGCTGAACCAGCCGATCCTGCTGGTAAAAAGCGCAGTTGAACTCCTCGCGGGTGACTGTCTCAGTCGGCAAGGCCGGAACTAGAGCAGTCGATTTAGTCCATAAACCCGAAAACCATCCGCGAACACGGTCTCGCACAATAGCGAGGCGCTCGCGAACAGAAGGGGTACGGAGGACTAATGCCGTTTCAGGGTTGAGGATACGAAACCTCGTCGGGCGCATGCGCTGGCTATGATGCCAGCACAACAACTCTTCCATCAGCTCAGCGTGAGCGATGAAAGGAACAGCTTCTTCCTCAAAAAGGCTGTTGCGCCTGGAGCCAGCATAGCTCCCGCCGGAACGAAGATCGGCGACTATCGCGTCGCACATATACTCCTGGAGGCCTTCTTCATCCATAAGAGCAAATTCTTCCACCATAGCTGCTTTCTCATACTGCTCATAGTTATAGAGCAGCAAGTCAGCCGTCGCATACTGAGCTGCCTGCTCATATGCCAGCTTAGAAACGTAGTTGAGCGTGGGCTGCTCACAAACACGGTTTCTAAAAACATCACACACATAGTGTGAACGCAACTGCTCCATAACGTCAACTTTAAAAGCGATAGTACGAAGAGCACCATCGCGCCAAAAAGACTGGAGGCCATCACGGTAAGCGTTGACTTCAGCTCGCTCCGGGGGAGGGAGTTCGCCGAGGTGACGAGCAACGTGCACAGAAGTCGGTCCCGTCAGGACCACATCCGTGTCTAGCCACGCGCGAACTGGACCAGCCAGTTCGCCGTAGCGATCGGGGTGAGCCAGTCCGAAAACTGATCTCACAGCCGGGGTTGACTCCCCGGTAGATTGTGGGACTACCACTTCATTTGATTCGCCATGCCTTTCTGCGCTCAACCTTAGATTCATTTCCTCTGGGCCAATGTTTGATGACATTGGGTTAAAAGTTTGTAAATTTTCCTGGTGAGAGGCATTCTCACAATATAAGAGCTCCAGGGGCTCATAGAGTTGCAACACATTTGCAATTGCGGGCGCTCCAAATCTTAGCATCTAGTTAGACATCACACAATGGTGCGTCAGGGGGAACTAGTGCAGGTTGCAATCGCCCTCGAGGGACGTTGACGATAGGGGTCTTAGACCACGGACTGAAAAAATTGCTGGTGCGGTAATCTTCTCCCTTAAATTAAGGGTCGAACAAATGCTCATCACATTTGCTCCCGGATGGGCTCCACAACCGGTACGAAACATCTTCCGATGTCGCGATGAACAGAAAACAGCACACTTGGTCCTAGCCAAGAAAACAAGAGGAGGGGGGGAACGAAGACGGCTAAGAATAGGTTCCACGGATGTATAAAATGTTTTCTTTTGTAAGCTTGTAATAAATTACTTCCTAGCGTGATTTGGCACAAAGAACAAACATTATACGCAAAACTATAATCCGTCTAAAGATTACAAGGTGCGAATGGTGGAGCTAAATTAATAGCTCCGATACGCTGTCTAAATAAATAGACAGCGTCACATAGCATTTTCTCTAGCTATTTATGGTCGCTGAAAGTCGAGGCTCACTTTCAGGTAGACATGAAAATAGTGAATCACTTCACTATGAAGTTGGGGGTGAGAGTTAAACAAATAACTCTACACGAAGCATTTTCTCTAGTATTTTATGGTCGTGACGATTCGAGGCTCAATCGTGAGTAGACATGAAAATCTAAAATTACTTTTAGACGAAGAGGGGGGTGACAAAACTTAAGTTTGATAGGCGTGCTGTGTGTCGGACAGCACGCCAAACGGGTTTAATGAGGAAAACCCGATAAAACTGGAAAGAGAGTTCAGACAGCCGATGAGGCTGAATTTGAGGAATCCGCTTAAGCGGACCAATCACCAGTATTGGTTGTACATAGTAACAAATGTTGCGTAAACACAAATATTGTGGTATGTAGTCAATAAAGACGAAAGACGACAAAAACCTGGTATCAAGGTGATGATACAAAATATAATATCGATTTGCGGG